CCCAGAATCACAATTAAATTCAAAAATAAATATATCGGGGTATAACGGAAATGAACAACAGACCTTTTGTTTACCTTTATGAATGGAAAAATTCACAGTTTCAACAAATTGCCGTTATAGATGACTATGAGGATGTTTCTTGGGAAACTAGGCTTTATGAAGCTGGCACTTTTACTGTTCAAATTAATTTTAATTTGCCTAATGCGAGTTTGCTTCAAAAAGGTTTGTTTATCAGGTTAGGGAATGACCCATACAAATTCGGCGAAATAAACAACATTGAAAACACCCTTGGGAATGCTGGGAAAGGTGAACAATATAAAATTGCAACAGGTTTTGACATCAGGTATATTTTCCATAAACGCATTATTAAAAATCTCAACTCATCTGAATCATGGACATATTCTGGAGCTGGTGAACTTTGCATGAGGAAACTAATTTCCTCCCAATGCGGTGAAGATGAAATTGACACAAAAAGAAAACTTCCAATTTCAAATTCAATTCCTCTTGTTGGTGTTGGTGCTTCATACGTTGTAAATGAAGCATATTCCAATCTTTATGACGTTCTTGTTACTATTGCAACACAAACTCAAATTGGATGGAGAATATATTTTAGCGGAACACTTGAGCTTGAAGTTTTTCTTGGTGCTAATAGAAGCAATTATATTCGGTTTGACACCACAATGCAAACATTGGACAGCGGTTCATTTACGGACAGCAATGATGAATTCACAAATGCGGTTTACATTGGCGGAAAGGGAAACGGAACCGACAAGGACATTTATGAAGGTGAGGAAGAAGGTGCTGAAGGTTTGTTCAGAAGCGAATCTTGGGTTGACAAGGAAGATTTGACCAACGAGGAACAGTATAGGGTTGAAGCAATGAACATTCTTCGCCAATACTCACAAACAATATCTATCAATGGAAAAGGCTTGCAAAAATCACCGTATGTCTTTGACGAGGATTTTTTTGTTGGTGATATTGTCACCTTCTCATTTTCCGGAATAACAGCAAGTGTTCCTGTTTTGAGCGTTACCCAGCATTGGAGCAAGGGTGAATTTGACGAGGACATGGAAATTGGAAAACCCTTGTCTGACGTCAAGAGACAGTTGTCATTAATGCTTAAAAAAATTCAGTCAGCTAGTTCTTCCATAGCTTCAAAAACAACCAGTTCGACAATATGGTATGACATTCCGGTTGACAGGGAAATGAAGTCAGATGAAGTTGTTTATGACGTTATTGGATTTTATGATAATGTTGGCACTGGTGAAACTTTCAAACTTTATTTTGACACAAACGGAACAGGAAGTAAAATTTATCATGTGTACTTGAGGGATTTGCAGGGAACAGGCAAACTTACATTGACAACAGGAATAAGCGGTGCTCAAGACTTGTTGCTTGATGGTGGGACATACGTTACAATAATCTACGTTGATAACGAAGGAAATATTAGTACAATAGCATAATTTAGGAGGAAAAATTATGGCAGACAGAAGAATTGACCAATTAACACAAAGTGAAAGTGTAAATGATGATGATTTGTTTGTTATTTGGAAAAGAGACATTTCGCAAACACGTTCATTGAAAATGGAGAGCATAATGCCTGTCGGAGCTTTAATTCCATTTTATTCGAATATAGCCCCTGAAGGATGGTTAATGTGTGATGGAACGGATACAACAGGAACATCAAATGAATTGATGTTGTATCACCCTAAACTTTATGAAATTCTCGGCAATTCAAACGTATTGCCTGACTTGCGTGAATGCGTTCTTGTCGGAGCTGGTCAATCTACACGTGCTATCCTTGACGAAACAGGGCATTCTCACGATGTCTACACCCTTGGTGAGTTCAAAGATGACCAGATACAGAATATTACTGCAGAAACATCTAGTGGTACCTTTGTAGGTGACCCTGCTGTAACGCAGTCGACAGGAGCATTCAGACACAGTACGGGGACTAAAAACCGTTCTATAAGCTCTGGCTCATCCGCAGGATGGCTTGATATTACTTTCGATGCTTCTCGTGTTGCTCGTGCTGGAACTACCACTCACGGAAAACAGCTTGGAGTAAACTTCATAATCAAATGCTAGCGCTTTGATGTAAAAATTCACCATCGTTGCAAAAGCAAGGATATCCTTCTTCTATTGGTTGTGATATTCCTTGCCATGCAACAGCGTTCAGTTCTTCATCTTGTATTGTAAAGAATTTCTTTTCTTTAATGTTGTAATAACCAGTCACCAATTGATGATAAAAAACATCTTCGTTTTTGTATTTCTTCAGCACTTGAATTAAAATTGTTTCTTGTGTTTTTGGGAAAACATTATCTTTTACAAAATGCCATTCATTTTCCACTTGTATTTTACAACCCATTAAACACGGTAATTTGCTTCCCATGAAAAGATTTTTTCCAAAAATATTCATAAAATTATGAATTTGGAATTTTGAATAGCCTTCCTTATCAATTTCAAGAGCAGGTGCTTCACAATCAAAATTAGCATAATGTTTTTCATAAATACTTTTGCCTTCTTCTGTAAGTTTTACTTTAATACAGTAATTAAAATTAGTGTTCTTATATTCTTTCATTTTATTCAACCTCATAATTTTTATATACATTCAATCTACAATCACCATCAAATTCAAAGAATTTGTATGGTCGTTCAACAACAGAGCCATTTATATTGAAACCAATAGTTTTTCTGTATTTGTCATAAATAAAAGGTACATTAGCAATAACTTGAACAGGTTCATTCTTTGGGTCTGATTTTTTGTTGTAAATAAATACAGTCATATTTTACTCCTTAATGATAGTATAGTACACGTCATAATCCTTGCCATATTCAGCACGTTTTTTGTTCGCTTCATCCCGACACAAATCACCGTTGCTGTATGGCTTGGACACATACACGTCCTTAAAAAATTCAGTTTTCTTGCACACGTGAAAAATAAATCTCAAATTGTCCATGCTATTAATAATCCTATGCTAAAAAGCAAATATGAAATTCCTCCGCAATATCTACCATATACACATATTATAGGAATAAACCAGCATAAAAAGCTAAATTTAACTATACAAAATACTATATAAATATTAAAAAAAAATAAAATAATTTATAAAAGGTACTTGACATAAAATAAAAATTACTGTAATATATAAGTGTAGACTAAATAAAGCAAGCAACAAAACAAACAGCTTGCGAGGAGAACTACTATGGAAAATATGGTTGTAAATATGGACGGATGGTTTGGCAAAGTTATTGATTATAAAACTGGTAAAAAATCCAGTTTGTGTCCTGGCTGTAATATGATTAAAGTTGAAATTTTGGGTTATACGGAACTACTAGAAAGTGACCCATTTAATGAATTTACAAAACGCGACTATCCTATTGGTAACATAATTCTTGCAAATGAGCGTCAGTTTAAACCATATCCCGAATATGTTGGTTTCAAATGCGCTGAATGGGTTAAAGCATAATAAGGAGGCAAATTATGAAAACTAACAGGGAACATTTGATTGAAATGCTTTTTCAGCACTGTCCGGGCAACATCACAAAACAGGTTGTTGAGGAATACTTTAAAATTATCAACAAATACGATTGGGCAGTATTTTGTTCACAAATGGGTGACTACGACCATCCTGGTGAACGCATACACGCAAAGGAAGTGATGGAAAAGGAACTTGAGGAATTTAAGCATCCTTTTGGAACCGTGTGCTATACCAATATTGAAGTTGCAGAGCACGTGATTAGAAACCTAACAATGGACATTTATCCAGCGCATAATTTTTATCACCAGCATTTTCACAACCTTGAAAAAGAATTTGTAGGTTTTTAAATAAAAAACAAGTGGGAAGTTATATTTTCCACTTGTTTTTTGTATACTGATATATTAAAAATATGAGGGTGTTATTACAGCTATACAATTATATTTATATATAAATTTAAATAATATTTTACTACGTAAAATATTATTTATAGCGTTTTTACGCAAACATAATATTTTTTAATTTTTTTAACATGGGATATTTATTTTTGTTCCTATAATAAAAACATACCACTTTACAAACTAACTAAAAAATGTTATTGTTTGCAAAGTTAGGTTAGAGGAATAAATAATAATCAGCTTCATTATTTATTCCTTTAATAGGAATTTCAAAGCTGTTAATCGTTTGCGGAGCTGAACCCCGAAAGGGGTGCGAACGGTTGACAGCTTTTTTATTTTCACAGGTATAAAAATGAATGGTGTGACAGCAAAATATTTCTCCAGTAAGTTTGTAATTGAAAACAAATTAACTTTAGCTGATGTTGCGTTGCTTGAGTATCTTTACAGCTGGATTCTTTCAGAAACTCCACCGGACGTTAAACTTTATGGCATTAAAAAAGCGTTTTGGATTTCACAATCCAAAATAGCGCAAGACTTTGAAGGGTTAATGGTTCAGGCTGTTGTTTCACAGCGGTTTAGAAAATTTGAGCGCATCGGGTTAATTGAAAAAAAGTTTATTGAAGACTATTACTGTTTTAGGGTGTGTTTTAACTGGAAAAAGGTTTTGGAATCCCTTGCTCCCCAGGAATGGCTGAAAGAATTAAATATGAAGTTTGCGCTAAACTGGTTTGAAAAAATATTTAGCTATATGCAAGAGGAACAAAGTGAGGAAGCTAAAAGACATGAAGAGTGGCAGAAAAAACCAGCGCACGAAATTATCAACGGTTTTATTGAAGAGGAAAGGGAACAGAAAAAAAAGTATATAGAAAAAATTGGTGTTGAAGCGTTTGAGGAGGAGGAACGCAAGTTCAAGGCAAAAAAACAAAAGGCATTTCTTCTGGATATACCTGTTGACCGTGTTTTGGATGATGGTGAAAAATTGCCTTATTGCAAGCAGTCGGACGCAATAGCAAAAAAAGTTCTTTGGAAATATGGTCTTTATTTTCAAAACAGGGTTCCAAAAGAAGGTGAAAAGCCGACAAAAACATATATTAAGCTATGTCATAAAATTGAAGACATTTACAACGGTCGTTTCACCAGCTCACGCTATTACAATTTCAATGAAAAGGTTTTTTCAAACAAGCAATTTGAAACGGACGGTTGGCGTGAAAAAATAAATGCTGTAAAGGGTGATTGGAAAAAAGTTAAAAGGTTAATTTTTAACGCTTGTGAAAACTTTGCCCTCATGTATGACGAAAACAGAATGCCATTCAATAAGAATTTCTTAACTACCAGCTTAAATGACTGGTTCTTCAGTGACAACCCAACAAGCAAAGGACAAAGTCAATTTATACAGTCGTTAAATGAGCCAATGGTTCAAGGTCAAAAACTTGATAGGGAAGGCGGACAAAGAATAGCAAATAAAATAAAGCAAAAATCGCCAGTTGCTTATGAATCAGGGCATGAATTAAATGAATTGTTACCTGTTAATGCGAGTGAAAGTGTTGCGTGGCGCTACATCAAGAATATTATAAATTGGGGCAAACTTTTGTATGAGTTTGAACCAAACGCAAAATATTTTCTGGAGTGTGAAATTAACGGTGAACTTGAAAGCGGTGCAAAAGTTTTACCAGCATTGTTTGCACGGTATTTGAAGGAAAATAAAATCAGTGTTTCGCTTGGTACTTTGGACATTGAAAAAAGCGTTGACAACAACGCTCCGTGGCGGTGGTTTATTGAGGACGCTTGCAGAAAACATGAAATGAACATGGATTTTGTTCAGTGTTTTAATGCAAGTGATTTTTATGATGCTTGTAAGATGACTGGAAATATCGTTGATGATGTTGAGATACCAGTATTCTAATTATTCGTGGTGAAATCAAATGGTAGTTGAAGAGTTTGAAGAAATAAAAAAGCTAAAGGAACTTTCAAAAAAGTACAAAGGGAGCCGTTGTTCCCAATACTGTTCTATATGGAACAGTGAGGATAAGGACTGCGAAATAATGGGAAGTTATCATTTGTCTCCGTCAAGATGCAGGTGGTTTCTTATGCAGGAATTAAGAAGGGAAGAGGATAAGGGAATATGACGAAGACGGTGAAGGAAAATAACCTGGACAAGCTGACGGATGACGTGATGAATGACTGGAAGGAAATGGAGGATGTAGAAAATGACAGTAGTTTGTAAAATGAACGAAGATGAACAAAGAAAAGATATGTTGGTGAGGCATGGTTATTTTACGGTGAACAAACTTATTGAGAAATTGCAGGAATTGAAAGATAAAGGTTTTGGGAATGAGCTTGTTGGAAGTGACTGTGAACATTATAAATTCTGTGAATATGACCCGATGCTTAAATATGTAATTGTTGAATAGTTCCTATAATATTGTAGTAGGTTTGTATGAAACGAGAAAAATTAAATACGCTTTCCGAGCGTGACCTGTTGATAGGTTTAATTACTTCAGAAAAGTTTTGTCGCGAAATTAGTCCAATATTAAATCCTCGTTTGCTTGAAATTGAATATGCGCGAATTGTTGCTGGTTGGATAAAAGAATTTTATGTTAATTTCAAAAAGGCTCCCGGCAAGGACATTTTGAAATTATACCGTGCTAAATGTGAAACTATTACCGATGAAGATTTGCAGGATAATGTTTTAACTTTTGTTGAAAAGGTTTGCAAGGATTATGACAACATAGAAAAGTTCAACGATGAATTTGCACTCCAGCAAGCTATCGAATATTTGAAAGCTAGAAGTTTGAAAAACCTTGCTGAAGATGTTGACGCATATTTAACCAGCGGTGAAATTAGCAAGGCAGAAAATGCAATTACGAAATATAAAAACGTTGAAAAGAGTAGTGGTGAAGCTGTGAGTTTGTTGCATAATTTTGAAGCTGTTGTAAACAGTTTTACGCAAGAAGACGAACTGTTGTTTCAATTTCCTGGTGCTTATGGTGCAATAGTTGGCAAGGTACACCGCGAAGATTTCATTAGTTATTTAGCTCCAATGAAAAGGGGTAAAACGTTCGCATTGATTGACGCTGGTGTTGAAGCTGTTAAAAACAGTTTGAAGGTCTTGCACGTGTCACTTGAAATGAGCGAACACCAAATGTCGAAACGCTATTGGACAGCGTTGAGCGGACAGTTGAATGAGGATAATAACGAAATAAATTATTCTTATTTTGAAAAATCGGAAGACGGTGAAAAATGGGAAATTAAACACAAAACAATAGCACGAAAGGGAGTTTCAATATCCCAAATTGAAAGCAAGCAAA